CTTGCATTTGAGGCAACATCCACGCCCCGGGGGCGGCCTTGCGGCCGCCCCCGGAGCTAAGGGTGTATTTATGGTGCGGGATCCTAGCTGAATAAACTAGGCACATGCCAATGGCATGATTTTCCCTTCGCTACTATGTAACCACCTTTTCTGCGTGATGCATACCATGGTGCACGATGTCCTCCTGGGGTTTTAAGCCAGGAAGAATAGTGCAGATCCTCTGAACGCTTGAGATTCTTGCGGTAATTAAACCGAAGATACAAGAATTCATAGGACCCATGGCGACTGACTGTGACCTTGGAATATTTACAAGGGTACAATCGGGCAAAGCGTTGAAGATCAAAAGCGATCTTCAGCCCTGCATCATCAGGAAAGCGATAAGGGACGAGCTTCACAGCTATGTCATACTTATCGAACAAGCAAAATAAGAGCTTGAAGAAGTCGCACTTATATATATAGTCTCGGGTTCCGAATAAAGAAATATATTTCGGTATAACCGAGTTAGCTATTATATACAGCCACGGCTCCAAAGCACTTAAATTGCATGAGGTGGGGGCCTTAATATTTACAGGCCTCACATCGTACCCGTGGAAGAAATCACCTCCACAGGACTCTCTGAACCCTTTATCGTCATAGAAAGATTTCTCTTCATTGACAATAAAGCCGAACTGCGTCATCAAAGATATATATGATTTCGCATATCGGGTCGGGACAATGCAATCATCTCCGAAGACTGAACACTCCAACAAGTCTTCCCATTCGGGAAAACAAGAGAGCGAACGGTCATCTAAGATGAGAGCGTGTCCCATAGTCCAGAAGACGAGCGTCTCTAGCGGAAAAGTTACCGCATTTCCCATAGTGGAGAACATGTTCAGTTCAACCTCTTGATCACCAATAGTGATAGAGGGAGAACGAACAGCTTCACACCAATCGAACCACAAAGGAGGTAATAACCACCTAAGAAGATCGATCGACACACAGTCCGAGGCTGATGACCAGTCTATTGTCGCTTCATGCGACGTAATAGAGGAGATCATAGCACGGTTTTTGTGCATATCGGGTAAGAGCTCGACGTCGAGTTTGAACTTTCGCATACGCTGATACATCATGGCCATAAGTCCCTGCTGGAAAAACATATTCCCAGTCGGTTCTACAGCTATCATGCGGCGTATTTGATCGTTCTTCTCGACCGTAGTAGCGCGAGATCCTTTTACAACATTATACCTTGTACCGGTCGGTACGTGCTCATTGTGATACAATAGAGCAGAATTCAACTGACTGTCAAATTCCAGGTAGCGTGTCATAATAGGTTCGACTCGCTTTGTAAGCGTAATAGGGAAGGTTGATTTGGCCTCTAGACTGGTGTCGTTGTAATGGACACCAATAGAGCTACCAGTACCGTGTTTACAGTACTGGAACCATTCATCCTCCAAGAACGGTGTAAGTACAGAGTGCATTAACGCACGTGCACGAAGAAGGATTCTATCCATCTTCTTGTACCGAGTTTGAGGACGTATTTTGTCAGTCGGAAAGGCGATAAATTGCCCCCGAAACGACTCCATATGTCTGTTGACTTTACGGAATTTTTCGTAAGTCAACAACTCTAACTCATCTGTATTACCAGACTTACTCACGTATTTCTTGAGTAAGTCCTCCGTCCACCTTTCGGCTAACAAAGATTTCGAGTCGTGAGCCAGACAATACTCATGTAGTTTGTCCGGACTCAAATCTCGAGTTATTGCCTGAGCTATCGATGTTGTGATAGTGTCAGGATTAAAGAGCTTACGCTTTTCATAGCGCGCTTTCTTTTTCATCAGGATAACTCCTATTATGGAAAAGTTTACTTAAGCGAAAAGTTACAACATGCTGCTAGCTCCTCCAGAGCCCTCTAACGAAGGCAATGAAGGCTAGCCACAAGGTTTTAAGGATAAGCCCTAACAGAGAAGGATAATGAACAATCCAACTCCATCCGGGCCCACCATTGAAAGCCAAGGTCTGGTCCGAAACTAACTGACCGCATCTGTCAAAGATGCAGCCAGTATGTTAAGGAACAGAACGATGGTTTCCAGTAGTTCAGCTAACCAATTAAGGTTATCTGGGGTTAGGAAGCCCCAGAGATCACTGAACACTTAGTGCCTTGAAGAACGACGTGAAATCAGCGTCGGTCAGCATTTGCGCAGCAATGATTAACAGTTCATCTTTCTCGGCATCCGTCGTTTCCACGTCGCATGCCATAGAGATTTGAACAGTGTTAACCGTGATATTGCCATTGTCAAGCTCCAATGGAGACTTGAAAGTAGCAGTAGCACGAGCCTGCGTGTAACCGTTCGGAGCAGACGCAGAGACCTTTGGGTCCTTAATGACACAGGATATTTCCCGGCGAGTCCGCAGATCAAGATCTGCAGGCACGAAGAGATTATTCCGGTCAAGAAGGTTCCCTCTAGACTCAAAGTTTAAATCCGAACCGCCAGTAGGCGCCATAGTTGCACCGGTTTTCAACGTTGCATTATTTAGGGACATAATTGTCTCCTGGGTTTTGTACGACTTTATCTCGAAATTGAGATGTTCTTATCCAGCATTAGGCCTACTAATCAAAGTAGTCTACTAATGGTAAGGGCAAGCAAGTCGGTAATGTTGGTTACATCCTTGACAACAATCTCTGGGCTAAAGCCTGGAGTGATGTCAGAGATGGACGGTTCCCATACCTTTCGCTCATAAACGAATTTTTCACGTTCATTAGCGTCCGGTACGAGTTTCGTTAAGGTCCAACTGTTAAGCTGTACGTCTGTCAATTCATGCTTTCTTATGCGTGAATCTTTCAGACGCGTACTCGCAGCCAGAATCGTAACATTGGGATCTAAGAGGTTAACAAGGGCCTGTATGGACCTTTTAATATTAACCAAACGATCTACCAGAAAGCTCAGGGGAACAACTTCCCACAGAACAACTGGTATATCCTTAGCTCTCAACCCTAGATTGAATTTCCAATCTTTAAGAGGATTAGTAACCTCATATAAGATTGTCGCTTTAGACTCTGCAACATGAAAATAACCCCGGTTGAAATAAGTTTTTCCACCGGTGTAAAAATTCAAGGTGTAGGTCTTTTTCGCCCATACCTCGTACTTAGAGGTAACGGACCCCACCGCACTGCGGCGGGGGTCTCTACGGGTGCTACCACGATGGTTATACGCATCAGCAGCTTGTACAATAGTACGTACAAGCGGAGCTAATGCAAACCTGTATTGATTCCAAGCGTCTGCGAGTGCCTTGGCCTTACGGCTAAGGTTCTTCATTCGATTGATTTTCTTTACACTTCGTGTATAAGCACTCTTAAGAGCGCGAATCGCGGCCAATGGGTTCCGAAGAAACTTAATAGTTTCCCGGATCTCAAGGAGATCTTCAAAAAAGTCGTACGGAGTAGAATCGAGATTGGCGAGGGCCCTGTTCTGGGCTTTTACCATATCAGCGTCTAAATCGTGAGTCGAAGGAAAATAATTCCAGGACCATGTAGCATAACTACTGGATTGAATACCCCAGTAATGACACTGCACGGGCCCGGAACCTTCGATTAAACGATAAGGCGCTGAATTCTCAACGAACTCAATGAGTCCGATGCCGGAATGTTTCCAGCGATCTACTGTGTACAGCATGGGATTATTTACAATGTCTCCACGACGGATCTTTTGATGATAATTCGGAATGACATGATCTGTCATTCCTTCATCAAGGTGTTCCAAGTCGCTTTCGCCACTCCCATAAGGGACTCCGAACCTCAAAACGGTATAATACCCGAGATTTGGTTCGTTGTTCCTACTGCGAGTGCGCTGCGTCATTATATTACTCCTCATGTGTGACGATCAGCG